TCGACGAAGTAATCGGTATCCGCCGAGAGCCCCGCCGGCAGCGTGTTGTCCGACGCGACCCGGATGGCCTGCCCAGGTTGCAACCCGTGGCCGGTGATCTCGATCGATGCCGAGCTCCCGGTCGTCACATCGCCGGAGACGAACGTGTGCGCGGCCGCCTGGCTGTCCAGCGTCTCGATCGTCTGGTCGCAGATGTCGGCGGCCGTCGAGAGCTGATCCTGGTCGATTTCCGCCCACCAGTCGAGATTCACCCCGCGGATCGGGTCACTGAGGTAATTGGCCAGACAAAGCGCCGCATTGGTGTCATACCATGCTGGCACGACAGTGATCTGGCCCGTATCAATCGACGTATCGAACGTCATGGCGTCGAGCCCGTATCGCTCTGTGAGCTTGATCTGCGTCCCGCCAGCCGAATACACGTAGTATTTTCTGCCGTATTCTATCCCGCCTGTGACGAGCCCGTCGTCGTTCTTGGTGCCATAGATTGCCACCACCTGGCCGGCGACGAGGCGATCCGCCGCGTCTCCCGCGTCGAGATAGAGATGAGTGGACAGCACGTCAATTGCCTCCACCGTGAAAGCTTGGCGCGGATCGAGAACATCCTTTTTCCCGCGTACCACGCACGAGATTTCAGGCACCGATCCCCACTGGCCTCCGGAGGCGCGGACGAGAATCGTCACATAGCAGATGCCGAGCATCTTGTGTTCCTTCGGCTTCCAGTTCTGGCATTGGTAAGAGCACATGATGTCCGATGCGCTCCGCGTGAGGTAGTGCGTCCCGGAGCCGTTGTCCGTGATATTGGTCAGCGACCCCGGCGTGTATTTGTCGAGCGCCAACGTGCTCGACAACGTGTAGGTCAGGCTCGACTTGCTCTTGATGAAGTATTGCTCCTTAGAGCCAAGCCCCGCCGGCAACGTGCCCGTGGTGCGAAATGTCACCATGTCCCCGACCGCCAGAGCAATCGCTGTGTCAGTCGTGATCGTGATCTCGTCCGTCGTGTGATCGGACGTGAATGTGCGCTCGTCGCTGTCGTAGATATCTCCCAGATGCGATCGAACCACGATGTCGTTGGCATACGCGCCAGTCCCGTCCCCCACATCGTCCACCGTTGGAATGTCGGCGTCCGCGTAGAATGTCTCCACCGCGTTGCACGGCCCTTCTCCAAGCGCAAATATCATCAGGAGAGCATTGTTGCCTGTCCCTGCTGATTCCGCATAGACCCAGATCCCGCCCACCCGGGCGCGCCCATATATGATCCGCCGCGGCTCGACGCTGTTTCGGATCGTCGATGTCAGATTGATCGGCGCCTTGAGCTCCAGGTGCCCCTGGTTTCTCCTCGCCTCCCGTCGTGCCCTCCTGGCGTCGAGGAGCGCCTGCCTCCTCGCCTTTTTCTCCGCCTTTTTCTGCGCCGCCAGCGCCGCGGATTGTGCCTTCTGTTGCTGGCGTCGCTGCAGCGCCGATGCGCCGATCGACAGGCCTGCTCCTAGCGCGGCACCTGCGATACCGCCGAACGTCAACGCGCCTCCGATTGCTCCGACTACTCCTGAGACTACGAATGCCATCAGTCTTCCAGGTAAGGGTTGTGTTTTTGATACGTGAACATATCGGTTACTGTGTCAACATCCGTTATGTTTTCTGGGTTCGCGTGGAATGTCGTCCACACCGAATCTTCCAACACGACCAGGAGACGCCGCGTTTCCGGCTTTGTGATCCCGCTATGCGGTGCGTCGTAAATGACGGTGCCCTCGTTTTCGCTTACGACCATCACACGTCCCTTTGATATAATGAACGGGCTCTCGTATTTGTGGATCCTGCTGGTGATGATCGCGCCGGCCGGCATTGTGATCTCTCTGACGTAAAGCCCGGGCGGGAATTTGTGCACCAGGGGAAAATCCGATGGCGGCAACGACGAGACGAATGATTCCCAGATGTCCAGTCTGGTGTCAAACTCCACCCTGGTGTCACCGAGGAACGCACCCCACGAGAAAGCCCTGGATTCGGGTAGCAAAGTCATGATGTCCCCCACTTTAGCTCCACCGATTGCAGTTGCGCCAGGAACTCCAGGCCGGAATCATCGTCGTCCGGCCAAAGCGCCTGCTGGTCATTGTGCGTGTAGCGGTAGACGCGCGGTTTCAACTGGTCGGAGATCCGCGACACAGCGGAGATTTCGACCACCGAGAGCTCTCCGTCGTCCAGAATCCTGTCCTCGTCCATGAGGCCGGCGAATGCCAGCTCCGGGTCTGCGACCACCTCGAGCGTCGAGAGATCGAGCACCCCGCGATAAATTTCCATCCTCCGTCCCTGGTACTGCGTATTGGTGATCGCCGACATGACCACGCTCGGGATCGCGTCGAGCGTCACCACCGCGCTCTCGGCCCTGCCGTCGCTGCTCTCCTCGAGGTCAGACACCCGGATCAGCCCCGCCTGCTCGCCCGTCCAGAAATAGCCGTCCCAGGTGACACCGGAATCGATCGAGCACATCCTCACCGGAGCCTCGGCACCGGCCGTGTTGAGGAAATCCATGTAGATCAGCCACAATGGCCCCACCACCGGCTCCCCGACAGCGCTCTTGTAAGCGGCAGTGATCGGACGTTCGCTCATAGGATGTTCGGCGGCCGGTGGGTGTCGAACTTCTCCAGCATGCAGTGCACCGCATCGCAGTAGTCAGTTGACCACTGCTGATCCCCTCCTGTTCCCACAGAAAAAAATGAAAACTTTTTGCCCGTGCCTGAGTAGCTCGGAGTCCCCGAGACATTGATCGCCAGAAAGTAGATGTCGACATCTGGTGCCAAGTTCGCGTCAGCGTTCTCCTTGTCAGAATAAATCTGGCCGCCACTTGTCCGTTGACGCAGTTCGAATCTTCCCTCGTATCTGGTGCCAAGGATGAGCCCCGTGTTACTCTGGCCCGACACAGGCCACGAATAGCTGATCTGATGCGCTGGGACTCCTCCAGTCTTCATGCAACTGAAGCTCATCCCGCTGCTGGTAGCGCTCAGGATAAAGTTTCGTTGCGTCGTTCCAGATCCGAATCGTGATCCGTTGAAGTAGCTCGTGTTATTCGATAGCTCGGCCATGTAGAGCGCCATGTGCGCCGTTGACTGATCGATGCCAAGATCCACTGGCGTTTCGCCCACATTCAGGTGCCCGTTGTCTGCAACTCCCACCCAAGCATAGCCGGGTTGATGAGACCAGTTCACCCCAACAAACGCTGCTGACCCGGCAGACGCGGAAATCAGGTCGATCTTGTTCGCTGCCTCCACTCCCCATGTCGTGATGTAGGCCCGCTTCACCGGCGTGAGATCCGCCCTGAAGAAGAGAGTGTGGATCGCCGCCTTTTCTGCGTCGGTGGGAGTCGCGCCGGCGGTCTCGATGGCGCTGATATAGGCGAGTCCGCCTTCCGTCTCTCCCAGGTAGAGCGCCGGACAGAGTGGTGTCGGGATTTCCTCCACTGCCTCAATCGCGAACGATTGCTGGATGCGCGACACATCGAACCGGAACGATGGAAAGTTCGTCATGCGGAAGACACCGCGCGCGGCTGCCCCATACGAGATCGGAAGGTTGTCGCTCACCGATGCGTCAGCATCCGGCCAGATCCTCAACTCCATCGCCCCGCTGCTCTCGCTCGCGTCCTCGAGGATCGTGTAGAGCCTGTCCTTGATGCTGATCCAGTCTCCTGCCTTCACGTTGTCTCCTCCGCTCCAGCCATCCGTGTCGATTCTGTCCCCGCGCTCGTTGATACCGTTGACCAGCGGAGATCCCGCCACCGTCCCGCGCCCGGATCCACCGATCGTGTCGCTGAAGTAGAACGTCCCGCGGTCGCCATTGAGCGATAAGATCCACGCCTGCCACGCCTTCGCGTCCGCCAGCGACATCGGCGGGAACTCGAGACTGAGGAATCGCACCTTGCCGCCCCAGTCGTAGACGTTCGTCTGGTAGGTGAACGGGCTCACCGTGGAGGCCACTGAACTTTGCGGCCCCCACCGCACCACGCGCGGCGCTGGAGAGCTTGGCATCGTCAATGGATACGTGATCGCCATCAGTTAACCGATCTGCTCAGCTCATACCAACTTGTACCATCATATATCAGCGTCAGCGTGGTGTCGTCCGCAGATGTGAAATTGGTCGCCGTGCCGGCCAGGTCGACGGTGTTCGCCGAATGCGCGTCAGTGTCGGTGATCGTCACGTTCCCGTCGACGAACAAAAAGACGTAGGGGATGCCGGTCACCCCGCCGGTGATCGTCCCGATGGTGTTGCCGCCTCCGTCGCCGGTCACGATCACGAATGCCGATGTGACTGCTATCGTCGTCGCGGCGGCCGCCAGCGTCACCGACTGCGCCGCATTGGCGCGAGCGTAGGTGCGCACCGTGGAAAGCTGCAAATATTTGGTAGTCCCATCCGCCGACGTCGTGGTGTCAGAGACATCATTGGCCACGAGTTCGTCGTCATCTGCTACCGATGTCAGCTCGCTATAGACTCCTGCTGATCCGAATTTTCCCATTGTGTTCTAGTTTTGAAGGATTGCGGTGTCATCGAGCGCCAGGATCATGTCCCCGTTGAGCGCGTGGATCGCTCCCCACAGCTTTGCCTCGACCGCCACCATCGTGATCGGCTCCTGCTGGTGATGCGTCCCCCACGCGAAAGCCGGGAACTCGGCGAGCCGGAATATTCCCTTGGCGGCCGATCCGTAGAGAATCGGAGCATTCGCGTCCGGCGCAGCGAGATTCGGCCACACCGTCAGCGTTATCAATCCGCCGGTTTCGGTGGCGTCCTCGAGGATCTGGTAGAGCCGCCCGTAAATCGAGATCCAGTCCCCGGCCTTCACGTTGTCACCGTTGCTCCATCCATCGGTATCGAGAGATTGCCCGGTTTGGCCTCCTGTCGCCACCAGAGGCGTTCCGGCTACAGTGCCCCGTCCTGGGCCTCCAATGGTATCAGACAGCCAGAAAGTCCCCTCCACTCCGTTCATTTCGTAGATCCACGCCTGCCAGTCTTTGGCGTCCGCCAGCGACATCGGCGGCAGCTCGATGGTCACGCGCCATGTTTTGCCCTGCCAGTCGTAGGTCTGGGAGAGCTGGGTTAAAATGCTCCTCGATGTCGCGACAGCACTCTGCGGAATCCACTCGATGTCGCGGATGCCCGGTGATGTCGGCAATGTGAGCGGATAGGATGCCATCAGATCAGATCCGGATGGTGCGGCTGAAAGATCCGCCGTTGAGGATGCCGGAGGTGATGGCCGACATGACCTGTTGCTGGATTTGCGCGGCGATCGGCGCCAGTTCGGCCCGCTGCACCCCGCTGGAGAAATTGAGAACCACGTTGACGGAGGATCCGCCGCCACCGGATCCCGCAGCTCGCATCTTGCCAGATGGGATGATCGTGCCCGGTTGGTCAGGCACGAACCACTCCGGCCCGCGTTCGCCGACAATCGATGCCTGGCCCATCGGCGGCCGTCCGCCATCAGCAAAAAAACCGCCGATCAATCCGCCGATAGCGCCGCCGATCGGCCCAAAAATGCTCCCGATACCAGTTCCGATCGCCGACCCGATCCCGTTGACCGCGGATCCAACAGACTTGGCTGCGCCACCTATCGCACCCCCGGCGCCCGAGAAGACGCCGCCCACTGCGCGCCCGATGCCGGACAGCGAGTTCATAATCCAAGTGCCTACCGACGAGAATGACTGCGTCAGCCAGGAGAACCAATTGCCAGCAACTCCACTCAAGTTTTTGAACATCGTGCCAAATCCAGACTGCACTGATTGGTTGCTGGCTGCGGCCGCGCTGGTCACTCCGTCGAACCCGGTCTGGAACGGCTCCATGATCGCCTTTGCTGCCTGATCCGCAAAAAATGCTTTGATCGTATTGAGGAACGTCAATGCGTCGAATTGACCAGTCTGAAATGCTTGCGACAGGTTGCGTTCCAACCCGCTGAACAGTTGATTCATTTCCCCGGTAGCGGCCCGCGCCCGCTCCGTTACTTTTGGCATCGATTCCCCGATCGTCGCCAACGACTGGTTGATTGGTTGCGCGACCTTGGAATCGAATGCATCCGAGTAGCCAAAGAACAATTTGAAAAAATCAGCGGCCCATGAGTTGCCGAACGCGGCATCATACATCTTCTGCCCCGCTGCGCTGATGCTGCCGATCCCGCTGACGATCGATGCGACGGCTCCGACAATGCCATCCTTGGCCGCCACGATCTTGTCGGTGATCCAGGTGAACGCCCTGACCACAGTGGCCGCCGTCTCTGTAGTTATGGCCGCCAGTTTCCCCTGCCACTCAATGACAGTCGAGATCGCCGATCCTGCGACCTGCGCAAACTTGGTCAAAATCTCGATCAATCCGGTCACTGCCTGGACTCCGACGGTGAGAAATGACTGGAAGTTGATGTTGGATTCGCCGATTGCCACGCCGACTCCCGCGAGAGCACTCTTGACGGCCTCCCATATCTTGCCGAATGCGTCGGCCGCCGCAGCCTTGAGGTCTTCCCATGCCAGGGCGAGGCCTGCGATCAGTTCCGGGTTCTCCGCCACCCAAGCGCCGAATGCTTCGCGCATCCTCGCGACTTGCCCCGTGATCGCATCAAATACCGGTGTAATCGCAGATTTGATCTCCTCGAATACCGATACCGCCGAATCCCTGAGCGATCCAAAATCCACCAACGCCAACGCCGCCCCAATGCCGGCAATGGCCGCGGCAACGCCCAACAGAGGGCCTGATCCAATCGCTGCAATGGCGCCCAGCCCGGACGCAAATAGACCCACCGCGGCGACTACCGGGCCAATTGCCGCGGCAACCCCGGCTGCAATCGTGCCCCATTTGAGCATCTCCGGGTTGGCCTGCGAGAAATTGCGGACGACCTCGGTGACCTTGGTGACCAATTGCGTCACCCAATCGAGCAGGCCGGAATCCGCGATAGCGATAGCCAGCCCCTCGATCGCTGATCGCAACTGGATCATGCCGCCGGTCAGTCCCTTGTTCAGCGCCGCCGCCTGGTCGCCGGCCGACGCCTTGGCGATCGTCTCCGTCATCCGATCCATGCCCTCGGCGCCCTGGTTCATCAACCCAATGGCGGTACGCAAGGCGTCTGTTCCAAAGATCGTCTTGAGGACATCCGTCCGCGCCTCTTCATTTAGCGATCCAAGGTTTTTGCGCAGCATGTCCGCGACCTCAGCCATCCCCTTCATTGCCCCGTCCGCGTCAAAAAAGCTAAGGCCGTATTGATCCATTGCCTCGGCCGCTGCCTTGGTGGTCGGCACGAGTCGCAACAGAAATGTCTTAAAGCTGGTACCTGCGTCCGACCCGCTTGCGAACATCGAGCTGGTCGCCGCGATCGTGGCATTGAAGTCTTCAATGCTGACGCCAGAACTGGCCGCTACCGATCCAGCTTGGCCGAGTGCTAATCGGTAATCGTCGAACCCGAATTTACTGGCAAGCAAGACCCCGGTGACCTGATCGACCAACGGCGACAGTTCTGATGCCTGCTTCCCGAATTGCAACATGACATCGGTCGCAACATCGGCCGCGCCTGCCAGGTCTGTTCCCGTGGCCGCCGCGAGTTTAAGCGATGCGTCGACCGCGCCACCCATGATCTGAGTGACCGTGAGTCCATTCTTGGCCAGGATCTCCATCCCCGCGGCCGCCTCCGTCGCGCTGAACTTGGTCGATGATCCGAGTTCTTTTGCCAGGTTGCGCATTGTGGCAAACTCGGCCTGGCTGGCGGTAGTAGCCGCCTGCACCCGGTTCATGCCGGCCTCGAAGTCGCCCGCCATTTTCAGGATGCCACCCCCGATACCCGCGATCGGCGCCGACAATCCAAGCGACAACGCCTTGCCCGCGCTTTGAGCCTTGGACCCGAACGCCTTTAGAGACTTCTCCGTCGTCGCCAGCGCCTGCGATATGTCGCCGCGTAGTTTGCTGGCGTCTGCACGGAGGCTTAAGAATGCTTCTCCTATCGCTTCGCGTGCCATCAGTTATCCCCTCCCGTTTGCTTGTAGACCCGGCCCCATCCTTTCGCCGCAAATGCCTCGCCAATCATCCGCAGGTGTTCGGTTGTCTGCATTTTTGGCGGGTCCTTCTTTTTTGCCCACATGAAATCGTCAGCCGTGAATGCTGGCGCTTTGCGTTTGGGATCCGCATGGATTGACGCAAGCAATGTGCAGATGTTAGCCATCATCCAGGAGTCCCATTTTTGTCGCCTGTGCTCATGATTACCCCATGCCTCAACGAGAGCGGCAATCTCGGCGTTGGTTGCGGTGAGGTATTCATGCCGGGTCAGGCCGATTTCAACGCGGAGGAAGGCCCACTCCGCCGCGGCTTTTTTGCCTCGGTGCCTGCCGATTCCTCGGCCAGTTTCCCGACCGTCTCGAATAATTTGGCGCTGTCTTTGATGTCGATCTCGTCCGCCCAATCCAAGAGGTCTGGATAACTTATCTCCGCCCGGTCGCTGGCGGACATGCTGCACCAGATAATCTGCATGCAGGTATCCACCCGCCCCTCGCCCAGATCGGTGATGCTCTTGCCGAACTGGTCGCCCAGCCTGGCAAGAGCACCAACCGACAGACGCAAAGGGTATTCAGTCTCGCGTATGGAGATGGTCATAGGTTATGCGGGATCTTGTGTCGGTGCCGCCGTGGTGCGCTTGAATGTCACCGTAGCCATAAGGATCCCGTCCACCGTGGCCTCATTGACGGTCATCTTCGAGATGTTGCCCGTGAACTCCCAGGTCGTCGTGCCGGCGTCCGGGTAAACCACGCGCCAGTCCTCGGGCGTCAGCGAAACAGAGGCGGTCAACAGGTGTGTGTGCCCAGCATCCGCCGGGTCAAATTGAAGCTCTGCATCGAACTCGTCCGTGTCCATCAATGTCGCTAGATACTCTCGGAATCCGCCTGCGCTGTCGTGCGCCGTGCAGTCGACAAATTCTTTTGTGACGAGGTTCACCTCGCCGAGTCGCGCCAGTTGCGCGATGTCAGTCCATACTGATGCGTTATCCCACTGGAGGAGAGCGCCGAATGTTTTAGCTTTAGCCATGTTCGTGTTTGTGTTTGCGTTTCATGGTGCGTGCAGTTGTTGCACGCACAAAAATCAAAATCATGTAGCGAAAAGGATGTCAAAATCGATACTCACCCGGCGCAGCTCTGTCTCCGGTTCAAACTCTGAACGCTCTGCGTCGAGGACGCCGACTTGAATCGAGGTGCTGCCCCTCGTCGCGGTCAATCCGATCAGCTTCGCTTTGATCGCGTCCGCTGCACTGATGGCGGCAGCCTCGCTGTCTGCGTAGACGTCGACCTGTATCGGAATCCGCGCCTGCGAGTAATCCCCGTCATGGCTCAACGTGGGCACGTGCGCGATCACATTGTAAACGGCATAAGGACGCGGAGATCGTTGCGGCGCCTGCATCATGTAGAGACGCTGACCGATCGCGCTGACAATGCCAGCATCGGCAAGCAACTCCGTCCGGAGATCCGTTAACACCTGAACCGTCGTTACGTTAGCCACGAGATCGCTCCCTTCTGATGGCGGACTGGATGAAATCCCCAATGGTCGCGTTGTATATCCGTCGGCTTTCCGGCTCCGCCTGGTAGAACGCAGGACGCAAAAATGGCCGAGGCGAACTGTGTGAGGTGCCAAACTCAACGAGGTGCAGATACCGATGCCCAGCGGTTCCCCTGCGCCCGCCTATTTTCCCTTGGACGGCTTTCCCTTGGTTCTTGACTCGCTTTGCCAGGCTTTTGCGCAATGTCCCGGTGACTTTCGGAACCAACTGGCGCGCCGCGTTCAACATCGGGGTTGTCGCCGCGTTGACGGCTTTACGGTTGCCCTCGATCTCGACGCGAGAAGCCATCCGATCCAACTTGGTGCCGATCTTTTTCCAGCTGCGTGTATCGAGAGTAACTTTGATCATCTTAGTCTGTCCTCGTTTTACCGTAGATGTGGATCTCCCTCGGCCGCACTGCCGGCGAGTTGAATGACCCCAGGATGTCGTATTCCTCGCCATCCCATGTCACCCGGTAGGTTGCGTTAATGGCATCGTTGGTCGCGGAATGCCGGATTGTAAATTTTGTCGTGGCCTCGGCGAATTGCTGCTCTGCGCTGAATGACTCCAGTCCGATAGCTTCGCCTCGCGGTTCGATGTGTTCCACCTTGGCCCACGGTTGCGCCATCACTGACCATTGCTGCGTCACTCCTCCCACCGCGTCAACCACGTCGCTAGGCGCGCTGATTGCGATCTTTGCGTTGAGTGATTTGGATAAGCAACACGTCATACTGCGCCGGCCATGTTCCTGGGAAGCGTCATCCTCGGCACCCGGTAGCGCGCCACAATGGGATTGATTACCCTCTCAATTCTGGATTCGTCACAGTCATCGTGCATCGCCGCGATGATGACCAGCAAAGCAGACCTTAGCCCCGCGGGAATGTCGGTGCTCGCTGCGCCGTATCCGGCAACATAGGTAATTTTGTATGACGGCTTGATCGTGCTGCTGACCGTTGGGATCGATCCTGATCGTATGCGCACCAGACCCGGCTCCCTGTCCGTGTCGAGGTCATAGAGGGCCGACGACAATTCTTGCCATGCTCCATCCGTGTCCCGATATTCCAGGGTTGTGATTGATTGGATGGGAGGACGCGGCAGGATAAATTCCCGTTGGCATCCGATGCCATCGTAGACGGCACGATATGTCTGATCGATCAACGCCCGGCCGGTGTCGTGTTCCACAATGTCTGTGGCCTCCTCAATCCTGGATGTCAGGATGGCGTCGCTGTCTGAATCCGTGATGCGCAGGTAGGCTTTGACATCGGCGAGAGCGATCGCCGCCACCGATGGATCAACCGTACGCTGAATCCCCGCGATCATGCCTAGCTTTTGCGAGGCCGTCCCCTGCGGGGTTGTGTTTCTTCGTCGTCAGATGCCGCCTGGTCGTCCGTGGACGTGGAGGATGGAGCCGGCGGCGCCTTGTCAAATACGATCCGCTTTCCCACTGCCGCAGGATAAATGACCTCGGCGACTTCAAACCCGGCCGCATTGGTCGCCGCATCCATGGCGGCTCCCCTGTCGTTGCCCGAGTAGAGGATTGTGTGAGTGTCGCGATCTTTTGCGCGAGGGTATCCGATAGTGATGGCTTTAATCATTGCGTCTCTTCAGTGTTGTTGTTTTTGGGTTGGTGCCTCCGGGGCTGGAACACCAAAACCAGCCCCGGAGGATCACTTAACCCACTCTCGCAAATTAGGCGCTGACCAGTCTGTGGCCGGCGTAGTCAGTGATGGTGCCGGCGGATCCGCCCTGCTTCCCGGCCTTGGCTCCGTAGATCCAAGTTACGGTCTTGTAGCAGTCCATCAGTCCGGTCTCAGCCCAGGTCAGCATCGCCAGGGTCAGCCCGGTATCCGGGTCAGCCATGGTCTCGATGTCCACGACCCGAGAAAGCGACGGGTCAGGATTCGCGATTGCCCGCGGAATGTCGGCCGCGATGATGATCGCCTCCTTAGTGCAGAAGAAGCCGGTCAGGTTTTCGGCGTTGCCGGGGAGACTCGGGTATTCCCAAATGTTCTCGAAGCCGGATACGCCGATGAACCCGCGGAACGCGGCGCCACCGTTGAGTTGCCCGTAGTAGTCGCGGGATGCAACGCGGGCATCGACTCCCAATGTCGCAGCAACCGCGGTATTCACGATCCCAACCCGGCCAGTCTGCCGCGCTCCGATCGTGTTCATATCGCCGCGGATGTCCTCGGTTGCGTCGAGATCAGAGTTCGCAGTCGAGAATGTCGACGTTTCCGAGAAGTTGGCCGCGACAACGAGCGAAAGCACGTAGTCGACGCATTCCTTCCCGAGATCGAACGCGATCTCGCTGGCAGCATCGTTGAGGTTGATCGTCGAACTGGAGACATCCAGGTAGTCGATCTTGACCGGAACGTGCTTGTGCCGGTTGATCGTCACAGGGACATCCTCCAGCAGAGCGGTAGACTCGGCGGCGTTGGCCAGGTAGCCAGTCGTGCCGTCGTAGTCTCTCACCGTTGCGGCCTTTCGGATCCTCGCGGTTTTGGTTTGCCCGATGACTGCGCCGCCGGAGGAAAAATCCGTCGACCACGCCGAAAGCATCGGGAATTGCACCTTGAACTTGTCCAGCACCGTGGCCAGGAGTTCGTCTTCAAATAGTGTAAGAGCCATTTTGTTTGTTTGTTCGTGTTTGTGTTAGGCGTTCGCTTCCGCGGCTTTCCTGGCCTCGCGGAGTCGCTGGATGAGCCGGTACTTTTCCTTCGGGTCCTTTTCGGCCGAGAGTTTTTCCAGCAGGACGTCGACAGGAGATGCTCCGTCGGGATCGCTGGTAAGCGCTCCTCTGGCCGGCTTCCCCTTCTGGGCGTCGCTGAGTTGTTTGGTCAGCTCTTCGACGCGAGCCGCAAGACATCCGACGACCTCCGCGGTGAAGTCCTCAACGGACGCGCCATCCGCGATCGCCGCGTTAGCCTCATCCGAAAGATTGTGTTCGCGTCCGAGTTCCGCGATCGACGCAATCCGCGATTTCTCCTCGGCAGCTTGCTTGTCATGCTCGGCTCGCTCGGCGGCCAATGCTTCCGCAATCGCCGACTTAAATTCCGCTTCCGTGAATGTCTTCGACGGCGCGGGCTCGTTAACTTTGGTTTCCATTTCTGTTTTTGTTTGTGTTAGGCCCGCGTCACCTGACGCGGAGAAATTAATAGGATGGCACTCGCGCCATTCGCGATGAGCAGTGAGGAATCCCTCGACTTTTGCATGGTCGTCGATCCCATGGTCTTCCGCCCATGAGATGGCGTCCGCCAATGTCGGATCCCCAGCCGCATCGAGTGCCGCGAATGCCTGCGCCGCGAGTCCGTTCGTCGTTCCCGCGGAGAACATCCCGGATCGATTGGCGGCAGGCTCATCGACCAGGTCGACTGCCCGCAACGGATTCATCGACTCGCCGCTCTTGAGACGTATCGTCTTCAGCCTCGCGAATGCAACCTCGGTAGTCGCATTGTCTGGACGATCGTACCTGCTGCCTTCCACCTCGACGATGTTGCCATCGTCGTCGGTCACCTTCCATACTTCGGCCATATAGGCGACGATCGACAGTCCAGCGGCGTTGCTGTCCTCGGCAGCCAGCTGCTCGACGTAACCTCGTAAATCGCCCTCCGGCGTATTGGCCGACGATTCGGCGAAATGAAGATCGGCCAGAACTTTATTGCCATCGATCCGGAAGTTCTTCATCCGCCCGAGATGGCGCCCGAGTCCATCGGCCGACAGTCCCGGGTGCGTGTATCGGCTCTTGACTCCCTGCTTTTGCGCGTTGCCGAAATTCGCCACCTGCTCCAACGTCCGCTCGTCGATCAGCAACCCATGACCCAGCGCCTCAACGGCCTCGATCACGGACATCCCCTCAATGACGTGATCTGCGGTGTTGACCATTTGAGGCGATGCCCGCAACTGGATCAACTTCGCCATGCCGTTGGGCGCTGTGTCAAATTGTGCGATCATGGTTGCGTCGGTTGTTCTCCCATACGGTTCACTGGCATCAGAGTGCCATTGCCCAGGAGCACGTCTCCATCTGGGTGCGCGTTCATTTCCTCCTTTGCCCTGGCCTCGTTTGGCGTGATGATCGCCGCATGCACCAGTTTTTGAAGTCCTTCGGTGCGCGTCGCAAAGTCGCCGCGTTCGAGGGCACTAACGTTGTGGCGAAAATACAGGCGCGATTGTTCGGCATCGGTCAGTAATGCGCAGTCGAGTTCCTGCTCGATGTTGACCAACCACGGCAAAAGCGAATGCTTCACGTATCCGAGGTCTTGATGCTCGATGTTCGAGAATGTTGCGCGTTCAAGGTCGTTGATGAGGTGCGCGGGAACACGGAAAAAGCTCGCGATCTGAGACCGCTGGAACTTGCGCGTCTCCAAAAACTGCGCGTCCTCATTGCTCATCGACATCGCCGAGAACTTTGTCCCGGCCTCCAGGATCGGCGTCTTGCCAGCGTTCTCAGTTCCTGACTGGTTCAGCCTCCAGCTCTCCCGAAGCCGTTCGTATGCTGCGTCAGACAACGTATCAGGCACCTCGAGAACTCCCGATGGACTCGCGCCATTGGCAAAGGTTTTCCCGCCATGCCGCTCAACGCTGCGCGCCAACCCAAGGGCCTCGCGTTGTGCCCCGATCACTGACATCCCCACAATGCCGCCAGTCTCGCTAATGCCTCGGATGTGCAAAACTTCGGACGAGTCCAAAGCAACGGCATCCTTGGTCTGATTCGTCGGCTTGTATTCGTAAACGATTTCTCCGCTCGACTCCCGGCGTTTTATTGTGGCCCGCTCCCAGAGCAGTGGATAAAGTCCGATGACTGAGCCCGAGTCGTCGCGGAGAATCTGAGTGATGGCGTTGCCGCGCAGGAGAACCTGCACCATCATGTGCTGGCGCCACCGGAATGAAGTGAACTCCCCATGCGGCCGCTTGTTCGCGATCCGATACAGCGGGAGGTTGCGCGCCTTGGTGCGTTCCTCTTTGCCATCCCGCCGCCTGACAATACGATAGAGATCCAACGGTAGCGATGCGATCGATTGGCTGAGGACGTTAACGCAGGCGAATACTGTGTCGATCGTCATCGCGTCGTCCTCGCCTACCGTCTCGCCGGAACTCGGTGCCTGGTAGTTCCAAATGTAGCGAGGATTTACCGCCCGCGCCGGCAATGGCAATGCCTCAGACCGTAGCGAGGTCAGCCCCGCATCAGGGATCCCCGAATACGAAAAGCTGAAGATGGAGGAATCGTTGATCATCTAGCCGCGTGCAATAATTGCATGCGTAAATGCTAAAAAACCCGAAAATCATCGCCACTGCAACCGTTTTGATTCGCATAACTTAAATACCAAAAAACTTTAAGTTTACCTCAAACGCTTCGAATCCCCTGTATTTCGGATACATGGCCGCGCTTTTGCCTGATCGCAATCAATAATTGCAGCGCCAAAAACGCCTCCTGCCGGATCTCACTGTGACCCATTTCTCGCAACGACAATGCCTGAACGGTGATCCCGATCAATGGCGCAACCTGCTCCTGAGTCCCCAACGCACGCCGCAAATCTCGATACTCCTCCGCCCGCGAGTTCACACGCTGCGGATGCCCTGAGTTTCATACGGGCTCCGCTTGTTCGCGGACGTCATCGCGACTCCCAACGCCATGATCGTAGCGACAATCCCGTCGATCTTGTCCGCCGCTTTGCTCTTGTCCGGTTTGATGTTGCCGGCGGGATCAGATACCACTACAACGTTGCCGGCCTGCCAACGCAAAACACGGTCGCCATTGTGCTCTAACTCATGCGCGACAATCATCCGCTCAAGCTCGCTCGTCGGCGCGGCCATGGACACAAACCCTTGACCGAAACCGACGCAATCAAAACCATCGTCTTGCAGATGCGTCACCAGCTCATGCGCAAAATGCCGGTCAAAAACGACCTGCTTGACATCGACAATAGCCGCGTTCGCGTTGATGTCGGCGCGGATGAAATCATAATCGGTGCAATTGCCAGGCGTCGCCGTGATCCATCCCAAATCTTTCCAAGTATGGTAGGGCGCCGTCCCCTTCGATCTCTCCACAATATCGTCATCCGGGACGTAATGACTGACGATCACTCGCCAATGGATACGGTCGCCAGCCGGCGGGAACACATAGGCAGCCGAAGACATGTCGCTGACCTTCGCCAGATCGATCCCGACGAAACACGTCTCCCCAGCCATGTCCTCGAGGGTAAACTCGCCAGCGCATTGATCCCATTGCCGCAAATCCAACCACGCCTGCGATGCCTGAGTCCATATATCCAGTTGTTTGTTCAGGAATGTATTCCGCTCGCTGGGTATCATCTTTGCCCTGGTGCAAAGATCGGCCATGAAATCAATCCGCTTGGTCACCCCTAGCGATGGGTTTGCCTCGGCCCATGTCACCGGGTCATCCCACGCATCCTCGTTCTCCCTCGAGGGCGCCGCCACATAGCAGAAAAAAGAATCATCCACATATTCACTTTTCGTCGGATCACAAATGTTCAACCCATGCGTTCGCAACTCATAGCAGATCCCAAGTTGGTTGTACCCCGCCGTCGTTATCGCGAACATCAACGGCTGCCGCCGTGATCCCATGCCATCCTTGATCACGTCCCACAAGGCGCGATCCTTCCACGCATGCACCTCGTCGCAAATCCCCAGGTGCGGGTTCAGCCCGTCCAATGTCGTCGAGTCCGCACCCAACGGCCGGAATAACGCGAAGTTAGACTCATTCTCAATCGCGTTGAATCGCTTGCGCAACCGCCTCGACATCCCTGGCGTCCGCGCAATCATCTTCCACGCCGCATCCCAACATCGCTTCGCCTGATCCTGTTTGGTCGCCAGCGCATAAACCTCCGCAGCAGGCTCCTTCTCGACCATCAACGCATAAAGCGCCGGCACCACTGCCGCCGTCGTCTTGCCGTTCTTCCTCGGCACCTCGACATAGGCAGTCCTGAACCGTCGGAGATCATCAGCCTTGCGCTTCCATCCATAAATGCACCCGAACACAAATGACTGCCACGGCAGCAACTCAAGCCGATTGCCGGCGTGTTCGCCCTCGAATTGCACCAAGTTGGCCGCGAACCGTCCGAATCGGTTGACCTCCTCAACATCAAACCAGTAATCGCTCGCGTTGTCCAAATCCCAAAGATGCCTGGCGCACGCCCACTGCGCAAAATCACCAGCAGGCGTCTTGCCGCCAATAACCGATCTCGCATAGGCAGTGCACGGATCTTTCATCCTAATCAAATTCGCTAAACGCATCCTGCTCCGGCACCCCACTCAATCCCAACTTGCGCGAACAGGCAATCATCGTCCTCTGTGCGGTGGCCTGCACATCACATGCCGGGTTCTTCTTGATCATCTCATAGCCGCGATCGGATGTTGAAACCATCGTCGCCCCGTGTTTCGCCACGGACTTAGTCGCCATGATCATCGTCTGATAGGCGATCGCGTAATTCTCCAACAAGTCATAGTCAGTCACCGCATCGACCCATTTGGACCATATCCGCTTGCCCTGTGCATCCAACGACGCTGGAGGCCTCGGTTTAGCTTTGCTTTTCTTTCTCATATTTATGGGATTATCTGGTTTTAAGGCTTACCCCCGCGAAAAC